GTTGTCGTTGTTGTTGTTGTTGACTAGGATCAGGAGTTTGTTTAGACTTATCATCTCCCTCTTTAGGATCTTCCCATAAATTTGCAAACGGGTCAACGTTATCTTTCTTGTTATCTCCACCTGACTTTGGAATCAGTTTTTTGACTTGTTGATCCTCACCAGTACCGGCGTCTGCATTATTGCCACCATTTTGAGAACCATCGCCTTGAGAGCCACCTTCGCCACTGATCGCCATGATAGATACTCCTACGTGCTGATTGCTTGCCCTGGTTGTTCTGGGAAATGTAACTTATGATGTTCTTCAATACGTAAATTTAAAAATTCTATTAATTCAACTAAGTGTTCTTTTCTAGTTTTAACAATTATATAATCCGTCATAAATGCGTTTGGATTATCGGGTTGAATATCTAATTCAGTTAATTCTTGCGTTAAATAACTTAATTCTATCTTCAATAAAGTTAAAAATGCGCCCACATGCGCGACATTAATAATTTCCAATCTTTGAACTTCGTTAAGATCATCTTGATAAATTATCTCAAACATTGCCCCCTCCACCCTTTTGAGCTTCTTGTTGTTGCACAGCTTGTTGGAATAATTGGAAAGCTGCTTGTTTCTCTTGTTGTCCAAGTTTATCAAATTCATTCTTAAATTTAAATTGACTAAAATCAGTTTTATCTCCCAATATTGAAGTCCAATAATCAATAATAGCAACAATATCAACTTGTTCACTAGCTATTTGTGATTGTAACATCATATTAATAATATCCTTAAAACCTTCAATAATTATTAATTTATCAATACCCTTGAGCCCATCAGAAATATCAAATTCAAGACCGGCCTCAATAAAATCAGCAGGATTAATAGTTACCAATTTTCCACTTTCGTCAATAACTTCTAAATCAGTTTGAAATTGAAAAACATTATAAAGTTGAATATCTCTAATAACAGAAAAACATTGATCGTCAAGGATTTTAACAATTAAATGATTTCTTCTATTAGCCCCTTGCACAACAGCAGCTGCTTGATATTGTGTTGCACGCTCTAATGAAGCAACTTGTCGTAACATATCCGTTGGTAAAATTTTCTGCATTAATGCATCAGTTGCATCAATATCTCTTAATGTATTTTCAGTATTCGGCGCATCAGTAAATTGTACAAAAGCTCTACGTAAATCAAAATCTTTCATACCAGTCGGTCTTGCAGGTATTGTACTAGCGACGGGATCAAATCCGCCTAAATCAATAATATTCTTATTATAAATTGTAACGCCATACAATTTCTTTCTTGCCGCTTTTTGATGTATATTCATTTGAAATGATGCAAATCTTTGAAATGGATTTAAATGTTCAGCAAATGATTTAGTTTGAAGCCCAAAACCATCATCCCAAGGCATACCAAATGCGCATGGTAGATAACCATGCGCATTGTTTAAATGAATGGCACTTACTATTTTAACACTATTGCCAATAGTAAATCTCCAGATTTCAAAATCTTTACTCTTTGATAAACCAAAATCATTTGGAATTAACCAAGTTACTATATTAATTAATTCAATACCTTGATGTTCTTGTGATGGAGAAGTCATTGAAAGAATTGAAAACCAATCTGAGTCACCCTTAGCTCTACCAGAATGGTCGATATGAATAACTGGTTTTCTTCTATAATATGAAATTTCTGGTGACATGGTTTGCTTAATTACATCTTTAATACCAAAAATTTCACCATCAGCTTCCATCTTTTTTAATCTAAACGGTGTTTTTACATCAACAATACTAAAAAATTCACCTTTTATTGGTAAATCAGTTGGTGAAACTGATATGTCACAAATAAGATTATATTGATCTATAGCTAAAATTTCATTTCCAGAAAAAACCATTTTCTTATTAATTTCAATACCACCAGATTTTGCATTTTCAATCATATTACCAAAAATAGAAACCCAATCAATTGTATAACCTCCAATATTATATTTCAACATATCAAAAATACCTTTAGCTAAATTTCTATAATGCTTAAATTTCTTGGCATTTCTATTCATTAATGTTGCAAAACCTTTTGCTACATCTTGTTTTTCAGCTAATGCTATTGCTGCATACATTCCGCTATCAGGTGCAATAACTGTCATTGCATAAGTTAAAGCTTCATGCAATTGGGCCATAGTTAAAGGTAGACTTGTATCTGTGGGGAATGGGCCGCGCCCAGCAATATTTTCACGTTCACGTTTCTTATCTTCTGCATCGAGATTAATATATCCAGAAATTTCACGATCAATGATTTCAAAACGATCCGCTTGTCTGTCGCGACTAGGCTTACCAAAATCCAAACGCTCTTTAAGATATTTTAACAATGTGTCATGTTGTTTAACGCTTATAATAATACCATCTGATAACTTAACAGATTTTCTATCTGTTGAAGTTCCTGCAAATTTAAACTTCTTCTTTCTAGCCATTGGCCTTTTCCAACTCAAAAGAAGTTTGTATTTCAGGCGCTTGTAATATCGTTACACGTTCAATAATTTCAGGAAGCCATCCATCTATCATTTGTACAATATAAGCAGACGCATCAATATAGTCATCATCATTTGTCGCGACTTTAGGATCAAATGTAAGTAATTGTTCTGTTAATATAAAATCGCCCTCAGTTATTGCATATAATTTATCCTTAATCATTGCGGCCCACGGAGCTAATCTTTGAACTTTTCTCTGTTGTGCATATAAATCAACAAATAGCATATTTTCAATATTTCCCAATATGCAAAGATAATTAAACACAAATTTTAATGAAGCCTGATAAGCAACAGACTCAATACCGACTACACTAACCTTCCACTTTCGCGCCAATACCATAATTCTATCAAATAAATTTATAGGATCTATACCAATTCCACCATCTAAATCAACCTGTTGCCAATATTCACCAGTATAACCATGTACAATTATTGAAGTTTCATGCGCCCAAGTCCTTGAAGAAATTGCTAAATCAATAGTAATACAAGCATATTCAATATGTTCAGGTAAAACCTCTGGCGCATAGAAAATTTCATTTGCTTTTATTAACCCTTTGCCGACACCAATCGGCATATTCATCATTTCCGCAAACCAAATATCAATCATTCCAGCTTTTAGATACTCATTAAAATCTTCACGTAATTTAGCTATTGGCCAGGCGTCTTCCCAAAGTGGTGTACCATCTTTGAGTAAACAACCATATATTCTAGAAAACCAATATTCAGACTCACAATGTTCCTTTAATAAACATTTATTAGAAATCATATTACCTATATGAATAATTTTATGGTCAAACTTATCAAGACATTTTCTAAATGTTCCATAAAACCAACGTTTTAATTTCATGAATAATTCTTCTGTGGCAATGTTTTCCTTATCTTCTAAGTCATCAACAATTGCTAATTGCGGGCGTCTATGCCCAATATTAATGCCACGAATAGATTGTCCTGCTCCGAGCGCTCTAATAATACAATGTTTTGTGTGCCAATTACCGTGTTCATCAGTGATCTTAATATCAAATCTGTAAAAACCAATACCATCTTGTTTAACTTTGAATTCAACTCTTCCATATACAGAAATAAAATTCTCAGACTCAAAAAATCCAATAATATCATTAACAGCTGGGACAGCAGTAGCAGAAACATTTGAAAGATAAAGAACAAATTGATAATTTGTAAATAAAAGATACCAAATGACTGCTAATTTTGCTAATGTAGTTTTTGCATGATCTCGTGGTAATGCAAAAGCACAGCGAGAAACCGCTGTTGAAGTCATAAGATAAAATACAGTTGGATGAAATTTAGGAACTGGAAAAGTTAATTCACTTCCTAGAAAGAATTGTATGAAAAATTCCGCATTATGTTCTAATGCATATCTTGTATCAGACGCATTTATTTGAACCGCAGATAATGCGTCTGCTTGTTCTTTCATTCAGCAGCAGCTAATGCGCCATCCGGTAATGGCGGTAAAAGATCATCTACTTTGTTAATAAATGATCTTTCAACATCACCAGGAGTCATAACATTGATATCCTTTTGTGGAATTTCATCGTCTCTAGAAGCTTGAGTAATAGAAACCTGTTGCAGTCGTTCAATGAAAGTCTGATTTAGATGAATGACAGCGCGGACCCCATCCATTCCATTCAATGGAGTATTTGCAGTTTGTCCACGTCTGTTAGCTCTGTTTGCCATTGCAGCAATCTTTATCATAAGATCAGGATCTTTATTCCACTCTAACATGACCAAAAGATTATCTAAGGCAATCGCTTCTGTTTTATCCCAAGCTTCATTTAATGTTTGATTATTTTCAAAGTATTCACTTGATAGATCAGCATAGACTTTTTGATAATCAGAACTTGTCATTATCTGTGTAATACGTCCTTCACTTACACCGACTGCATAAGCAATCTGTTTCTGTGACACATCGAATAATGCCATTCTTGCAATTTTTTCTAGATTAACGCCCATCTTTTTCTTCCAGTGAGAACTTCATATTAATTGATAAGAATAAATCATTTGGAATAAACATCTCTGTCCCAGTGTCAAAGATTAATTGAACAAACCCTGGTTTCGGAGATGTTTCATTTCTAATACCTTTTAAATGCCCAAAAACACTCATATCAAGAGGTTCGGTTTGAATATCACTAACCATTACTTCTTTCTCTCATGTAAACTTATATTAATTGCCTGAACTTGGGCTACTGCTTTTCCCTCACTACCATGACCGCCACCATCAACTGCGCGTCCATTTCGCTTAGCCAATTTCCCAGTATTCGCTTCAACAACGCGCCATTTCCCGCCAATTTTCTTTGTTTCGACTGGCATTATTTAATATCCAATTTTATCGCTGGATACATTCCAAAACTCCAAACTAACAGTTTCCTAAACAGTTTCCCTCTTTTTCCGCGGCCATTATACCAAGATTTGCCGCCCAAAGCAAACGAATTCAACATCAAAACATGAAATTTCAATGTTATTTTCATCCCCTAATATTGCATTTGAATTTTGAATTTTGAATATTGAATATTGCAATTTGAAATGAGATTTAGAGATTTGAAATTTGAATTAAAATAAGAATGAGAAAGATGAGATTTGAAAAATTTAGGAATAATATGGGTTAACTATATTTATATAGGCATCCCCTTTTTAAAGAATGGGGGGCTTATACCCCCCCCATTTATTTATCCCTGCCCCCATTAATGTTTTGACCTTGTGTTAATTACAGGATGATTAACACCGTCGCGGTGTTATTTTCCAGCGCGGGCCAAGGCTTCATGCAACTTGGCGATTGCATCATCGAAGCAAAACGTCGCGCCGATATGCACGTTGATCGCAACGTCGATTGCCCGCATTTCAACGCTGTCCCATTTCGCAACTCGGCGCACAGCCTGTAACCGGCGCAGTTGCGTATGCTCTAAATCCCGTTGTGCTTTGCCGTCCGGGTTGAAGCTGTCAATTGCGTTCGTCATTTGTTCTTCTCCTGTTTCGCGGGTTGATCCGATTTGCCATTATCCGCCTTATCGCCTGTGAAATCAAGAGAAAAAGAATGATCGGAGAAATTAATCTCCGGCTCCGTTTTTCCTGGCCTGGGGTGTTATTTATGCGATAGTCATTAGCAACAACTGTTCCGCGCCGTATACTTTATTCTCTCCGCACACTTCACACT